GCGCGAGGAAATGGACAAGGCCGCAATCGATCTGAAAGCGCATCGATTGCAGATGGCGGTCAACGCAAGCTCAACGCAATCGCTAAGGTTCGCAAAGGCGTTGCAGTTTAAAACGGAAGGTGTATTAAACTCATACGGGCCTGATGGGTCTGATTATGTGATGTTGGCGCGCACCACCAAGGGGTCACCAGATGGCGGGTCTATTCGGCAAAAAGCCTGACAATTCGGCGCAGATCGCGATGCAGCAAAAGCAGATCGATATGCAGGAAAAACAGAACACCAAGCTCGACAGCCAGGAGCGCGACCAGAAAGCCCAAGTGCTAGCGCGCCAGCGCGCCGCCATGTCGGGCGGCTCTCGCGCCCTCATGAGCGAGGCCAGCCTCGGCACCGCCGACGTTGGCGGCTCAACCACCCTCGGATCGCAAACCTAATGGCGACGCAGCTCAAGCTGCGTCCCGGCATATCGCTCGACGGCCTGTCGTCGAGCGCGCGATCGATGGTCGACAGGATCCTGTCGACGACCGACCTGGGCGACCTCGATGTCACCAGCGCGCACCGCAACCCGTTCCTGAACGCGAAGGTCGGCGGCGCCAAAGGGTCGCAGCACATCCAAGGCAACGCGATCGACATCAACGTGTCGGGCCTGAACGACGACCAGAAGCAGCAGCTCCTCAAGTCGGCGATCGCCGCCGGCGCCAAGGGTGTCGGCATCTACCCGAGCGGCAATGCGATCCACCTCGACACGCGCGCGAACCCCACCCTGTGGGGTCCAGGCAAAAACAAGTATTCCGGCGTCCCCGTCGAGAAGGCGCCCGCCTGGGCGCAGCCTGTTCTCAAGCAGATGTTCGCTGGGCAGACACCCGACGTGACGCAGTCGGCCGCGAAGGCCCCCTCTGCCGGCGCCCCGCCCGTCATCAAGTCGGTCATCGCCGAGGCGTCGGCAAAGTTCGGCGTGAGCGAGGATCTGATGACGCGCATCGCGGCGCGCGAAAGCTCGTTCAACCCAGGCGCCACCAATCCGAAGAGCAGCGCCGGCGGCTTGTACCAGTTCATCGACAAAACGTGGAGCGGCATGGTCGCCAAGTATGGTGCTGCTGCCGGCGTGGCACCGGATGCATCCCGCTTTGATCCGAAGGCGGCCGCCCTCATGGCCGCGGCGATGACGAAGGAGAACGATCTCATCGTTAAAAAGGTGTTCGGCCGATCGGCGACGCCCGGTGAGCTGTACGTCGGTCATTTTATGGGCGGCCCGAAGATGGTGTCGATGATGCAATTGAATGAGAAGCAGCCCGACGCGCCGGCTGCCGTCGCCTTCCCGGCCGAGGCCGCCGCGAACCCCACAATCTTTTTCAATAAGGCCGGTGAGCCGCAGCCGGTCAGCGCCGTCTATGCGAACCTGACAAATATCAACACCGCGACGGGTGGCAGCTCTGTCGCGGCTGCGCCGGCCGGCCCGAAGGCCGATTTCAATTTTACACCGGTCAAGGGCGCGACGCCCGCGGTGCAGCATGCGTCGCAGGGCAGCGTCGAGCTTGAGAGCGAGGTCGACCGCTTTGGCAAGCGCATGGGCGGCAGAAGGATGCTCGGCTGATGAACGCGAAGGACATCCTCAAGCGCAGCGACGCCGCCTACGCGCGCAAGGAACAATGGCGATCAGTTTATCAGGATTGCTACGAGTTCGCGCTCCCGCAGCGCAACCTTTACGACGGCTCATTTGAGGGCGGCCAGCGCGGCGGCAAGAAGATGAACCGCGTCTTCGACAGCACCGCGGTGCATTCGACGCAGCGGTTCGCCAACCGGATCCAGAGCGGCCTGTTCCCGCCCTATGGTCGCTGGTGCCGGCTCGAGCCGGGATCCGACATCCCGGCGAATAAGCGCATCGAGGCGCAACTCGCCCTCGACATCTACGCTGAAAAGTTCTTTTCCGTTATCCGGCAATCGAATTTCGATCTCGCGATGGGCGAGTTCCTGCTCGACCTTTGCGTCGGCACGGCCGCCATGCTGGTGCAGCCTGGCAATGACGACATGCCTATCCGCTTTACCAGCGTGCCCGAGTACCTGGTCGCCTTTGAAGAGGGCGCCAACGGGACGCCCGACAACGTCTATCGCAAGTCGAAGATGAAGGCCGAGCTGGTCACGCAGACCTGGAAGGATGCCAAGCTCGGCGAGGCCTTACAGCGCATCGTCGACGACAAGCCGACCGACGAGGTCGACCTCATCGAGGCGACCATGTTCGACGCGAAGAAGGGCGATTGGGACTACACGGTCATCTACGGCCGCGACCAGACACCGCTCGTCGAGCGCAAGCTCAAGTTCAGCCCCTGGATCATCGCGCGCTATATGAAGCTCGCCGGCGAGAGCCAGGGCCGCGGCCCCCTCGTCACGGCCATGCCCGACATCAGGACCCTCAACAAGACCGTCGAGCTTTTGTTGAAGAATGCGTCGCTGGCGATCGCCGGCGTTTACACGGCGGCCGACGACGGTGTCCTTAATCCGCAGACCGTCCGCATCACCCCCGGCGCCATCATCCCCGTCGCGCGCAATGGCGGCCCGCAGGGCGAGAGCCTCAAGGCCTTGCCGCGCGCCGGTGACTTCAACGTCACCCAGCTCGTCCTCAACGACCTCCGCATGGCGGTCAAGAAGATGCTACTCGACGACACGCTGCCGCCCGACAACATGAGCGCCCGATCGGCGACTGAAATCGCCGAGCGCATGAAAGAGCTTGCGACCAACCTGGGCGCCGCGTTCGGCCGGCTCATAACCGAGACGATGGTGCCTGTCGTCAGCAAAACCATGCAGATCATGGATGAGGAAGGGATGATCGACCTCCCCCTCAAGATCAACGGCCTCGAGATCAAGGTCGTGCCGATCTCGCCGATCGCCCAGGCGCAGCAGATGGGCGACATCGAGAAGACGATGCAGTGGGCGCAGATCGCGTCGCAGATGGGGCCAGAGGCGTCGGTCAAGGTGAAGACCGGCGAGATCGCCGACTACATCGCCGACACGCTCGGCATCCCTGCCCGCGTCCGCGCGACACCTGAGGAAGCGGCGCAGAAGCTCCAGCAGCTCCAGCAGCAGCAGCAGGCCATGCAGATGGCCCAGATGGCCGGTGCGTCAGGTGGCGTCGGCAAAGCGGTCGCCGAGGGCGCAATACAGGGCGGCGGCCAGCCGCCCCAGCAATAGGTGAGGGATGGCCGAAAGCGAGGGATGGGATTTTTTCGAGCCGCAAGGCGACGCGCAGGATCAGCCGAAGGACGAGATCGATGTACTCATGGTTCGCACGTTCTCAACGGATGAAGGCCAGCGCATCCTGAAATGGCTGCGCCAGGTGACCATTGAAGCGCCGGCATGGGTGCCGGGGCAAGACCCGTCGTTCGGGTTCGCGCGGGAGGGCCAGAACAGCCTAGTGCGGGAGATCGAGCGGCGCATGATGCGAGGGAGACTATAACTATGGCTGAAGAGGATCTGTTGGGCGGCGCCGTTGCCGAGCCTGAAGCTGACAAAACCCCAGAGCAGACCGACGTGTCTCACCTCGAGACGCCCGCCGAGAAGCCTGCCGTCAATTTTGACGACGCCGCCATGCTGGCCGACGTGTCGAAATTTATCCGCACCGAGGACGGCAAGCCAAACTATGCCGACATCCCCGAAAAGTTCTGGAAGGACGGCAAGCCAAACCTCAAGGCCTTGGCGACCGCCCGCGCCGAGCTGGAGAAGAAGTTCTCCCGCGGCGATCACAAGGCGCCGGCAGAATATGACCTGGGCCTGATCAAGGAAGCCGGCGTCGCCGAGGACGACCCTATGGTCGGCGCCTACAAGCAGTGGGCGAAGGAGAACGGCGTCAGCCAGGACGCCTTCAACAAGCTCGCCGCCAACTACATCGAGACGCAGAAGGCGCAGGCCGAGCAGTTCACGGTCAACGTCCAGGCCGAGAAGGCCAAGCTGGGGCCGCAGGCCGACAAGATCATTGGCGAGATGGTCGGCTGGGGCCAGGGCATGGTCAAGAAGGGCGTCTGGTCAAAGGATGATTTCGAGGAGTTCAAGGTCATGGGCGGCACCGCCCGCGGCCTCAACGCCTTGATGAAGGTTCGCGAGTTCTACGGCGACATGAAACGCATCCCGGTCGACGTGGCGGCGACCTCATCGCAACCGAGCCGCCAGGATCTCCAGGACATGGTCGCCGACCCGCGATACGAAAGCGACGCCTCGTACCGCCGCAAGGTGGAGCAGGCTTTCGAGGATGCGTACAAAGACCAATAGGCCCCGCTGGGTCTTGCACGTCAGGTCGGCGCATGATATGCGTCGATCTGACGGTCAACCTGTTCCAGGCCCGATCACTGGCTGGCGCCCGATGGGGGCGACGTAATCGCCCAAGCGATGGCCCGCTCTGCGGTCACCCGACGCGACGAACCCGATCTTAAACCAGGCAAAAGGAGCTGTGCATGGCACAAGCTGTCTCCACTGCCTTCGTCACGTTGTTCGACGCCGAGGTCAAGCAGGCCTATCAGGCATCGCGCCAGCTCGCCGGCCTCACCCGCGAGCGCAATAACGTCGAAGGATCCACCGTCAAGTTTCCCAAAATCGGTTCCGGTAGCGCCACGCTGCGCGTACCGCAGACCGACGTCACTCCCATGAACGTCAGCTACTCGCAGGTCACCTGCACGCTGGCCGATTGGAACGCCGCCGAATACTCCGACATTTTCTCGCAGCTTAAGATCAACTTCGATGAGCGCCGCGAGCTGGTGAAGGTCGTGTCGGCTGCGATCGGTCGCCGCATGGATCAGCTCGTCATCGATGCCATCGTGGCCTCGGGTACGTCGCTGGCTGTGTCGAACGATATCGGTGGCACCGACACCGGCTTGAACGTCGCCAAGTTGCGCCGTGCCAAGTCGCTGCTCGACAAGTCGAACGTCCCCTTTGAGGGTCGCACGATGATCATCCACGCCAACTCTCTCGAGAGCTTGCTGGGTGAAACCGCCACCACGTCGGCCGACTACAACTCGGTCAAGTCGCTGGTGTCGGGTGAGCTGAACACATTCCTCGGGTTCAAGTTCGTCACGATCGGCGACCGCACCGAGGGTGGCCTTGCCATCGACGGCTCGAGCGACCGCCTCGTCTATGCCTTCCACAAGGACAGCATTGGCTTCGCGGTCGGCATGAACATGAAGTCCGAGATCAACTATGTGCCGGAAAAGACCTCGTACCTGGTCAACGGCATGTTCTCGGCCGGTTCCGCCGCGATCGATGCCGGCGGCGTCGTCGCTATCACCACTCGTGAAAGCTAAGGAGATATAGACATGGCTTTCTCGTCCACTGGCTGGAACACGATCGCGGCGAACAAGCGCGGCAACGCGCCTTCGCTGTATTCGTACAAGTCGACCGATACGCAGGCGACGATCAACACGGCGGGCTATTTCAACACCCTCGCCTCACTGTTGAGCGTCGGCGACGTGATCTTCATCTACGATGCGACCACGCCTTCGCTGGTCCTGTCGTATGTGAACGCGAACGACGGCACCACCGTCGACATCGCGGACGGCACCACCGTCTCGGCGACCGACACCGACTAAATGATACGGCGGCAGGGGTGACCCTGCCGCCGCACCCTTTCGGAGAGGCGCGGCATGTCGGTCGAAACTAAGCTGTCTATCTGTTCCGACGCGATGATGATGCTGGGCGCCTCGCCCATTTCCTCGTTCAGCGAAACCTCTGACGGCGCCCGCATCGCCGATCGTCTCTATGACGATGTGCGCGACAGCCTCATCCTGCAATACCCTTGGAGCTGGTCGGTCAAGAAGGTCCAGCTCGCCCGCCTCGAGGCGGCACCGCTCAACGAGTGGAAATACAAATATGCCATGCCAGGTGACCTGCTCGGGGTGCCGCAGGCTATGTTCAATTCGTCTGCCGTAGGATCCCGCCCTGTAAGGGATTGGGAAGTCTACGGCACGGCCGCCTACTGCAATTATGAGACGGTCTATATCGACTATCAGTACAGCGTCCCCGAGGCCCTGATGCCGCCCTACTTCCTGCGCCTGCTGAAGGCGGCCTGCGCGTCGATGTTCGCGATCCCGGTTACGGATAGTTCGGCGAAGGCCGATTTCTTCCACGCCATGTCGTATGGCTCGCCCGGTGAGAACATGCGCGGCGGCCTCATGCGTATGGCGATGACGATCGACGGTGGAAAACCGCCGCAGGTGATCGAAGACTTCCCGCTGATCCAAGCTCGCGGGGGGTGACATGCAAGTCATCCAACTGCAAAACGATTTCACGACCGGCGAAATGGACCCGAAGCTGCGGGCGCGCAACGATATTGAGCAATATAAATCGGGGCTTGCAAAGGCCACCAACGTAACCGTGCAGCCGCAAGGAGGCGCGAAGCGGCGCCCTGGCTCTAAATACATTGCTGCCCTCCCCAGCGATGCGAGCCAGGGCGTCCGCTGTGTTTCTTTCGAGTTCAGCGTCGCCACCAGTTACATGCTGATCTTCACGCCTGGTCGCATGTACGTCTTCAAGGACGGCGCGCTTATCACGAACATCAATGCCAGCGGCAATGATTATCTCGCGGTGGCGTCGCTCACCGCGGCGATCATTGAGGAGATGTGCTGGACGCAATCATACGACACCTTGCTCGTCGTCCACGAAGACCTTGCGCCGATGAAGATCTTCCGCGGCGGCGCCGACGACGTGTGGACCGCCAGCTCGCTGACTTTCGACTACAAGCCAAAGTATGCCTTCACGGTGTCGGCATCGACGCCGGCGGCAACACTCACACCAAGCGCCACCACCGGCAACATTACACTGACGGCGAGTGCGGCATCGTTCACGGCCGGCAGCGTTGACCAATTTGTGAACAGCCTGTCGTCCTTTGGGCGCGCCCGCATCACTGAGTATGTCAGCACCACAGTGGTGAAGGCCCGCGTCACCATCCCGTTCTTCGACACGTCGGCGATCGCCAGCGGGAGCTGGGAGCTGGAAGCCGGGTGGGAAGACGCATGGTCTGCGACGCGCGGCTACCCGCGCACGGTCGTCTTCTATGGCGGCCGCCTTTATTTCGGCGGCTCCAAACAGCGGCCATCGACAGTGTGGGGCAGCAAGGTCGGGCAATACTTTGATTTCAACCCCGGCGAGGCGCTGGCCGACGAGCCTGTCGAGGCGACGGCCGACACCGGACAATTCAACGCCATCACCGATATGTACTCTGGCCGTTCGCTCCAGATCTTCACGGTCGGCGCCGAGTTCTTTTGCCCGCAGCCGACCGACGACCCGATCACACCGTCGACGTTCTTTCTCAAGGTGCAGACACAAAACGGCTCAAGGCCTGGCATCCGCGTCGCCAACGTCGAAGGCGGCACAATCTTCCTCCAGCGCCAGGGCAAGGCGTTGCAGGAGTTCATCTACAAGAGCGAAGAGCTTGCTTACACCGCCGCGAAGATCTCGCTGCTGTCGTCGCACTTACTCAAAGACCCGATCGAGATGTGCGTCCGCAAGGCAACATCAACCGACGAAGGCGACCGCCTGCTTATTGCCAACGGCGAGGACGGCACGATCGCCTGCTATACGTTGCTGCGCTCGCAGAAGGTCATCGCCCCGAGTGAGTGGATCACAGATGGCGAGTACATCGCGATCGGCGTCGATGTCGATGACGCCTATGCTGTTGTCCACCGCACTGTCAACGGCAGCGAGGTCTACTACGTCGAACTGTTTGACGAAAACACGTTTCTGGATTGCGTCAAGTCGGCGACCGTGGGCGGGTCTACCGCCAGCGTGTCAGGCCTGTCGTTCCTCGAGGGTGAGACGGTCAGCATCATACGCGACGGCGTCGTCGAGGCGCAGCAGGCCGTTGCCAGCGGCGCGATCACGTTCTCGACGGCCGCGGAAGAGAGCTATCAGATCGGCCTGTATTTTGAGCCGCTCATCAAGACGCTGCCGACAGCGCCGAAGACTGCGGCCGGTCCCATGCGCGCGGCCAGAAAACGCATATTCGACATCATCGTCGATCTCTACGAGACGCAGGATCTGAACGTGCAGGGGCGCGAGGTCGCGTTCCGCGCGTTCAGCGCGCCTATCCTCGACACGTCCATCGCCGAATACACCGGCCTCAAACGGATCGACACGTTTCTCGGCTACCAGCGCGACGCGCAGATCGAGATCACGCAACAGTCGCCGCTGAAGATGACGGTCCTGGGCATCGACTACAAGGTGAGCGTCTAATGGCATTTTTTGCACCATTGCTCGGAGGCGCCGGCGGCCTGTTCGGCGGTGCCACGGCTGCTGCCGAGGTCGGCGG